CGGATGCGTTCAAGGCCTTTTGTGCTGCCGCGCTTGGCTATGGTGAGGCCCTGTTTGCCAGGGAGCGGATGCTGCAGGAGTTTGTCGAGGCGGCGAAGACCGTCGAGGCCGTGGAGGCGGTCTCCTGGGATACTGTGCCGGAAGGAGGAGGAACATGATTCAGGCATTTATTGCAATAGTAGCAGCGATGCTTATTCACGAGTCGGGGCATTTCCTCGCAGCGCTGTTCTTTGGGCATCGCCTGCGTTTCGAGTTCTCCCTGGGGCATCTTTTAAGGAAAATCCCCGTGCCGCGTTTCACATGGCGAATGCCGAATATGGAACGATGGAAACAACGTGTGGTTGCCATGGCGGGGTTTGGGGCGGAGCTTTTCGCCGCTGTCGTGCTGCTGGCCACATGGCCGGGCTGGGCGCTTTGGTACGTCCCCATTACCTTTGTACATTTTGCCCTCTACCCGCATTACGCGGGCGAGTCCAGTGATTTCAATTTTTGGAGGTGAAGCAAGTTGCCCGAGCAGTTTTTGCACGGAATTGAAGTTATCGAGCTCGACGATGGCCCCCGCCCTATTCGGACGGTTAAGAGCTCCGTCATTGGGCTCATCGGAACCGCCCCGGAGGCGGACGCGAAGAAGTTCCCGCTGGATACGCCCATTCTCATCGCAGGACGCCGTACCGAGGCGGCGGGGCTGGGGAAGACGGGAACGCTCCCGGCGGCTATCGACGGCATCTTCGACCAGTGCGGAGCCATGGTCGCCATGGTGCGCGTGGCCGAGGGAAGCGCCGAGGAGACGAAGAGCGCGGTCATCGGGGGGGTGGACAACGACACGGGAAAGCGCACCGGTCTTCAGGCGTTCCTGGACGCACGGAACGCCATCAAGGTCACGCCGCGCATCCTCGCCGCGCCCGGCTTCAGCCACGAGCTGGCCGTGGGAACGGAGATGAACAGTCTGGCTCAGCGGCTCAAGGCTGTGGCCATCGTCGACGGCCCCAACACCACGGACGCCGCGGCCATCTCCGCGCGCGAGAACTATGGGAGCGACCGCGTCTATGTGGTCGATCCCTGGGTGAAGGTCTGGGACGTGATCCAGAAGAAGGAGGTCGTTCAGCCCGCCTCGGCTCGCGTCGCCGGACTTATCAGCAAGATGGACAACGCCAAGGGCTGGTGGTGGTCGCCGTCCAACCAGGTCATCGACGGCATCGTGGGTACCGCGCGGGGCATCGACTTCGAGATATCCGACGTGAATTGCCGTGCCAACCACCTCAACGAGCACGAGGTCGCGACCATCGTTCACGAGAGCGGCTATCGCCTCTGGGGCAACCGTTCCTGCTCGAAGGATCCAAAGACGGCGTTCCTCTGCGTCCGCCGCAGCGCCGACATGATCGCCGAGTCCATCCTCTACGCCCACCTCTGGGCCGTAGATCGGGGCATCACGAAGACGTATCTGGAGGACGTCCGCGACGGCGTGCGCGCCTACATCCGGCACCTCAAGAAGGTCGGGGCGCTGATCGGCGGCGACTGCTGGGTGGATCTGGAGATAAACACGCCCGATCAGATTGCGCAGGGCATCGTCTACTGGGATTACGACTTCACGCCCGTCTATCCCGCCGAGCACTTGGTGTTCCGATCTCATATCGTCGATCGCTATCTGGTCGACCTGTTCCCGCTCGCGGCGTAGAGCGGCTGAAAGGAGGTAGAGAAAATGGACATAAAAACACCGCGGGTCCTCAGGGGCTTCGACGTCTTCGTCGATGGTCGCGGCTACGCGGGTAAGGTCGAGGAGATCGAACTCCCCAAACTCAGCATTAAGACGGAGGAGTTCCGCGCCGGCGGCATGGACGTCCCCGTCGAGCTGGACATGGGAATGGAGAAGCTGGAGTGCTCCTTTACGCTCGCGGATCTCCAGGCGGATGTCATGCGCCTGTTCGGCATCGGGCACAACCAGCCGGTGGCGCTCACCTTCCGGGGCGGATTCGGCCTGGGCGACGGGCGCACCGTGCCCATCGCCATCAAGGCTCAGGGCATGATCCGGGAGCTCGACCACGGCACGTGGAAGCCCGGCGAGAAGCTCCAGCAGAAGGTGACCGTCGCCCTCAAGTACTACAGCTACAGCGAGAGCGGCGACATGATCCATGAAATCGACGTTGAGAACATGGTTCGCATCATCAACGGCGTCGACATGCTGGCCGAGACCCGTGCCGCCATCGGCGGATAGTACATGAAAGGAAGGTTGGGTATGCAGATTAAGCTGTCGCACCCGGTCGTGTCGGACGGGACGGAGCTGCGGGTTCTGAACCTGCGCCGCCCCAAGGTGCGGGACGTTCTCCTCGCCGCGAAACTCGGCGGAACGGATGAGGAGAAGGAAATTCGCACCCTCGCCAACCTCTGCGAGGTCGCGCCCGACGTCGTGGAAGAGCTGGATATGGCCGACTACAAAAAGCTGCAGGATGGTTATCGCAGTTTTTTCGAGGAGGATGGCCGGAAATAGCAGACCTGCGCAGGGCGTGCGCTCTCATCGCCCACGCCCTGCATTTCTCGTTATCTGAAATTCTGGAGCTGGATTTCGAGGAGTTTTACGACTGGCTTCAGGAGGCCTTATGGATCCTGAAGCACTGCACCGCCAGGTGGTAGAAGGGCATCAGGAACACGAGTCCGGCGATGAAGAGAAGCCCCAACGCCAGCCCCCACAGAGGCGCGGTCAGGGCGATCAGGACACCAAACGTGCAGAAGGCCAAGGCTCCCAGCAGCACGGCAGCCAGAATCCCAAAACCCAAGGCAACGAACCACCAGGCGGCGGCGACAAACGCTGCGAGTGCGTCGGCGCAGGAATAGGAGCGGAACATGAAGAATCTCGGCATCGGTCTCGTCATCGGGGCATCCCTCGCTTCCTCGGTAGGGGGTACGTTCAAGAGCCTCGACAAAAGTATAGGGCAGCTCCAGGCAAAAGCCAAGGACATCAAGCTGGGGCTCTCCGCGGGAGAGAAATGGAAGGACCTCCGCGGCGAGTCTCTGAAGCTGTCCTCCGCGCTCCAGGCCGGGAAGCTGGATGCCGCAGGAATCGCCCGCTTTAACCAGCTCAAGGCCGCGACGAAGGAGGCCGAGGCGGAGGCGAAGAAGTACGGCTTCACCTTGGGCGGGTTGAACAAGCAGCTGGGGACGATGCAGCGCTTCTCCGCCGTCCAGGACGGCTTCCTGCGCCGCGCCGAGGCGAGGGATGCCCGCAAGCAGAAACGCGGGGAGCTGCGCGGCCGACTCGCCGGGACGATGGCCATCGGCGCCGCGATGTTCGCCTACCCGCTCAAGGCCGCGATGGATTTCGAGCAGGGCATGGCCGAGGTTGGGGCCATCACCCGCGCCGATGACACGGATATGGTGCGTCTCACCGAGAACGCACGCGAAATGGGGCGGACGACGAAATTCTCCGCCACTCAGGCCGCACAGGGGCAGAAGTTCCTCGCGATGGCTGGTTTCAAGACGAATCAGATCATCCATTCCATGCCCGGAATGCTGGACCTTGCGGCCGCCTCAGGTATGGACCTGGGCCGAACGGCGGACATCGCCAGCAACATCCTGACGGGCTTCGGCATGGAGGCCTCGGACATGACGCGAGTCGCCAACGTCATGGCTCTGGCCTTCTCCAGCTCCAATACGGACGTCGAACAGCTCGGTTACGCCATGAAGTACGCGGCCCCCCAGGCGAAAGCCCTGGGCTTCTCCATCGAGCAGACGGCGGCCATCGTGTCGAAGCTGAGTGACGCCGGCATCCAGGGGCAGATGGCGGGAACCACCCTGCGCGGGATGATCGACAGCCTGACGGACAAGGGCAATGTCAAGAAGTTGAAGGCCCTGAAGGTCGACGTCGTAGACAAAAAGGGCAATCTCCGGGATCTCGGCACAATCATCAAGGAAATGGACAAGAGGATGTCCGCGAAGGGATGGGGTAGCGCAAAGCGCGCCAGCTTCATCAAGGACATCTTCGGAGCTAGAGCGGGAACCGGCGCTAACGCCATCTGGGACGCCGTCCTGTCGGGGTCGCTCGAGGAGCTGACTCAGAAGTACATCAACGAGCAGGACGGGGCGGTCCAGCGCATGGCCGACAAGATGAACGCAACGGCCAAGGGTTCCCTGACGCAGTTGGGGTCGGCCCTGGAGTCGGTGGGGATCGACTTGGGGAACGTGCTGCTCCCGCCTCTTGCTGAGACGGCAAAGGGCCTGGCGTCCATCGTGGGCAGCGTGTCCGGGTTATTGCAGAAATATCCTGGACTGACCAAATGGATTGTCGGGATTGGCGCTGGATTCGTAGGGCTCAAGGCAGCGACTCTGGCCACGCGCATCGGCTGGTCGCACATCCGGGACGGCGGCAGCATCGCGATCGACATCTTCCAGCGTCTGCGCCCGTCAGTCATCGCCAACAGCCTGGCAATGGTGAGAATGCGCGGCGAGGGCTCCGCCCTCAATGGGATGTTCTTGGGACTCAGGGGCGGAGTAGGTAGTTTTCTCTCGGGGCTCGGAGCGGACTTCAAGGCGTTTCAGACAGGTATGGGGGCAATGTTCACTCCCTTGACCATGAGTGTCATGGCCCTGGCTGGTGCCATTTATCTGGTCTGGCGCAACTGGGAGGATTTCTCCGGAGCCTGGAAAGAGGGCTGCTCTGAGATGGGCAAAGCCTGGGAAGAGGGCAGGATTGGCGACGCGATCATGAGCGGCCTGGCTACCCCCCTGACCAGCATCATGGTTCTGATTCGAGACGTCACGCAGGGCCTGAGCAACCTCTTCGGCATGACCGGGGACTCGACGGCATTGGATAATGCCGTCGGAGCTGCCCAAGAACGCCTGGCGTCCGGAAACTACAACCCAGGCGACGAATACGTTGCAATGGCCGGAATCTCGGGGCACGCCTCCGGGGGGCTCATCAGCCGCCCCGTCGTGTCGTGGGTCGGAGAGGACGGCCCGGAGGTTGTCGTACCCATCGGCTCGAAACACCGCCAGCAGGGGCTCTTCTGGCTCGGCAAGGCTGCGTCGGCCTTGGGCATGTCGCTCTCCGAAAAGGGAGCGACCGAGCCCTCCGCTGGCGCCTCCC